TAAAAGAGCTAGAGAACTTTGACCCAGATAAGAAAAGTAGTACGTCTAGACGAGATGATTGGGTGGATGCTACATCAAGTGCATTCAATACAGCCTGTCAGACTAAAACATATAAAACTCCACATTTTGCAAACTTATCTAAATATAAAACATTAGCTTCTGATTTATTATCATCAAGAAGACTTTAAGAGGAATACAAATTGAATCCAATTATTAAGAACGAAGAAAACAATCGTATTGAAATTATCTCACGTGGTAGTGGCTTTAAACTAGAACGTTTATTCTTTGAAGCAATTCAAGAAGCACATGATGAAGGTTATAAGGTAGCTAAAGGTGAAGATTTATTAGTAGATATCCCTATGCGAAACTACCAAAGCACTATGCAAGGTAAGTGGGTAGGATATAAAGAAGGTTCTGATCCCAGTGATAAAGTTAAAGTAGAGAAGAAAGAAGAAGTTATCATAAAAGCTGAACCTGCTCCAGAGCCAAAACAAGAAATTAAAGAAGAAGCCCCTGTATCTGAATCTAAAACTAAGAAAGCAGGTCGTCCCTCTAAGAATAAAAAATAAGAAGGTTTTAAATGACTGAGAATATTAATAAAGCAGAGTCTAAAAAAACCTCAGCAGATCTATCTAGATTACCTAAAGAAGTAGGACAACCTTACATAGTAGATGGTTTTGGATTAATTAAGCAACAGAAAAAGCAAGAGTTACATCCAGCCCACTTACCTTGTACTTTTAAGGAAATGATGAATGATGCTGATGTGGCTGATGCTGTTGATAGTATCTTAGTTAAAACACTTCCTGCATTAGAGCAAGGTAAGGTTAAAGCTAGGTCTAAGAATAAAAAAGCTAAAGAAGTAGCTGACTTTCTAAACTACACCTTACGTAATATAACACATGGTACATGGTTAGAGGCAATGCAGAATGCCACTTCTTGCCTAATACATGGTTATGCGCTAATCAATCCAGTATTAGAAGTAAGGGATTATGGACAGTATAAAGGTAAAGTAGTCTTAAAGAAATTAGCTCCTAGAACACAGTCCAGTACTTATGGATGGGCTTGGGATAAGAACGGACGAGACTTAAAAGGTGTTGTTCAGAAGCCTATGAAGTTAGCTCAACGTGAAAGCACGTTAGGTGATTACAAGGCTGGGAAGATATCTTATTCTGATGTGAGTAAGGGTTACTACAAGGACAGTAAATACACATTTATACCTTCTAGTAGATTACTCCATTTTAGGTTTAATCCTACTGATAATAATCCGCAAGGTTATAGCCCATTATTCTATTGTTATGATGCTTATTCTGAGAAGAAGTTAATTGAACAATATGAGCTTATTGGTGTTAGTAAAGATTTAGGTGGTGTAGGGATTATCTATATGCCTCTGGAGTTAATGGAGAAAGCATCTAATCCAGAAGAGTTTCCAGATGATTATCAGCAATACCTATCTATTATAGAGAACGCATCTAACATACAAAACGCTAAGGGTAACTTAATAGTCCTAGCTAGTGATGTAGATTCTCAAAGTAAAACCAAGATGTATGACTTTGAGCAGAAAGGTATAGATGGCGGTGGAAAACAATATAAGACATCTGAAATCATAGAGATAAAGAAGAAGAGTATCTATAACGTATTCGGAGCTGGTTTTAAACTACTAGGTCAGAATGGACATGGCTCTAATGCTTTATCATCTAATCAAATGTCTACACATGATTATTATGTACAACGTCTAATCATGTGGATAACAGATGTTATCAATAATCAATTACTTCCTATGATACTAGAAGCTAATGGTATGGAAGTAGATTGGAAAGACATGCCTTATTTTGAGGCAGATGATCCTACCAAGCCTGACATAGATTCCTTAACCAAAGGTGCATCCCGTTTAGCTAGCGGAGGTATTATGACCAGAGCTGGATTAGAAAAGCTGTATGAGTGGATGGGATTACCATTAGAAGGTATTGATGAGATAGACTTAGAAGCTGCTATGGGTAAGTACAGTGAAGGTAGTGGTAATGGTGATTCACAAAAAGACGGAGCAGGTAGTGATACAAATAATGAAAATGCTGCATAGGAAATAATATGAACTTAAAAGATTTATTCGTTAAACAAGATGCAGTTAGTATTACTAAGAACACTGCACAAGATAAAGTAAGGTTAATTCGAGAGTCCATCGAATATGTATTTGAAGTAAATGATTACAAAGAGTGGGCTTATTACGAAGATCATGATGATGAGTATGTTTACTTTACATTATGGTATGCACCTAAAGAGAAGTATTGTCAATTTAAAATTGCTTATACTTATGTAGATAACGTAGTTACTCTTGTAGAAGAAGAAGCTAGTTTTGTTACTAAACTAACAGAGTGGAAGGACGTACCTACAGGTGAAACTGATGTAGAAAAGTCTGTGCTTAAAGTACTTAAAAACTTCTTCAAGAAAGATGAACATGAAGTAATTATTAAGCAGTTCGACGATGAACAGATGATTTCTATTGAACCTCTTTATATCACAGCAGGTACAGTTGATTTACATAAAGATACGGCTGGGTTAGAAAGTATTAGGCACTTAGTAGATTCTACTAATAAGTTGATAGATAAAGGTGAGATGCCAGCAGGATTATTTCACTTACATAAAACAAACGTATTTTCTTGGGAACGTGCTTGGGTACAAGAAGTAGATGCTAAGATTGGGGATAATATTGTTAAAGCAGGTACTCCACTGATTACAGCGAAATGGCATAACAAACAAGCTTGGGAAGATAAGAAGAGTGGCGTATTAGGCGCACCTTCTATTGGTGGAATAGCTGAGGTTAAGGAGTTAGATAATGACTGAAAGTGTTAAAGCAAAACGAGAACTAATTAACTTAGGATATGACCCAGAGACAGCAGAGATTTCCATGACTGATGAATCTCAAGGTTATGCTGCATCAGGGTTAAATACTATTTTATGTAAAGCAAGTAAGCAACCTACTAAAGATGATCTTACTCCAGCACAAGCAGAATTACTGGAAAGATATAATGAAGAATTTACTCCGTTGCGAAAGCAGCAGGGTGATACCAACTCCCTCTCCTCTGTCAAGAGTGATGCAGGGGAAGAGCAAACTATGACAAAAGGAAACGAAATGTCAGATGCACAAAAAGATGCTTTACAAAAAGCACAAGATGAAATTGCAATTCTCAAAGAAGCGTTGCAAGCCAAAGAGACACAAGAGCTTACATCGGAAGTAGAGAAATTTAAACTAAGTAATACAGAAGATGTTGTTAAAGTATTACAAGGTGTTTCTGCTGATGATAAAGAAGCTATCACTAAAGCATTCGCTGAGTTGGTAGAGTCTAAAGAGTCACTAGAGAAGTCTGCAAGTAAGCAGGATGTCATTGATAAACAATTTGGTGAACTAGGTGAGAGTGGTGAAGCGGAAGCTGTTACTAAAACTTTAAACCTTAATGATCAATTAAAAGAATTAAACAAGGAGGCTAAATAATATGCCAACAGTTTCTACAAGTCGTAAACTATTAAGTGAGTTGATTGCAGCAGAAGATTCTTTTGCTATGGATAATGCAGTTGACTTTAACTATGCCACTGTTGACGTAGGTGCATCAGGTACGGTTGATAATATTGGTGTTGCTATGATCTGGAATAACTCTACATCAGAGTTTGAACCTTATGTAGCACAAGTTATTGCAACAGTTATCTCTACAGGTGGTTCACCACTTAAAGATGGCTCTGTAGTTGCTTTATCTGTAGGTAATTATCAAGGTAAAGGCTTCAATGATGAAGACACTGATCTAGGTGGTACTGCTCCTAAGATGACTGTTCTATATCGTGGTGATGCTGCTGTACTAGAAGAAGGTATTATCTGGAATGGTGCAGATGCAGGGGCGCAAACTGCTTTCCTAGCTCAACTAGAAGCACAGCGTATTACAACTACTAAACAAGCCGCTGATGCAGCCGCTTCATACTTGGCATAAGAGGAATTAAAATAATATGAGTATTCAACCAATTGATAAGGCTGTACGTTCCGAGATGAACTCTTTTGAGTTACAGGATGTAACAGAAGGTATTACACGTAAGTCATCTGTTAAGTCAGGTTTCCTAACTGCACTTTTACTAGGTAATATGGATAAGATTTCTGTAAGTAATGATAAAGTTGCTTACGATGAATTAACTGAGACAATTCAGTTACCAGAAGGTAAGCGTTTTGATGAGCTAGGTGCAGCACGTATTAGTAAAGATAGTGCTAAAGAGAAGTTGTTCCGTACAGGTTCTTACGGTATTAGTGCTAATGTAGCTCCTGCTGATGTATCAGGT